ATTCTTGTATTTTCTGCGTTGATTGCATCTCTGTTTTCACGCATTTTTTCCTTGAGTGCCTCTGCCTTTTCTGAAAGTAAGGTAATTCCTAATAACTGTTCAATGATCATTCTCTGATCATTTGGCTTTGAAGCAAGGAATGGTTCAGTGTATGTGTTCAGTGCAAGTATGTGCTTGAACATATCATGGCTCATGCCGAATAGAGTTTCAATATCCTTCTGCGTTTCTCTGCTATCTCCCTGTGCCTCGTCAGTATCCGTTGGTTCCTGTTCGGTTCCATTGACCGTAAATTTCAATACGTTTGGCTTTCTTCCTCTGTGGATGGAATAATCAATGCCATCCTTTTCAAAATCTATAGTGACCAACATGCCCTTGCCGTTGATCTTGTTAATGAGGTTATCTCTCTTGATGTTTGTCAGTGCGTTGCCGTAGATTGCATAACTGAGTGCATTGACAATAGTGGTCTTACCAGTGCCGTTTCTGGAACCACTATCGTCACCACCCAAGTCAAGGTTTTCTCCCAACACAAGTGTTAGTTCTCCCTTGTCAAAGTCAATGGCCTGGGTCTGATTGCCCACGCTCATAAAATTCTTAACCGTAATATTTTTAATTTTTATCATAGGTCTGAATAAATCTCCGTAAGCATACGCTTGTCGTATGTCTCGCTGTCTAACTGTTCAATCTGATTCATTACGATAGTATCAACGCTTTCAAACGAAATGTCAATAGGATCAATGTTGCTCTCTATTTCCACCTTTTCAGGAATCAGCATGAGTTCACGCAATTTAAACTGCGGAATAAACTGTTCCTTGATGAAGTTTGCTTCTTCAAATGTAATCTGCACGTCAATCGTTACTCGGGCATGCATTTTTTCTCTAAGATGCTCTTCTGGTTTTTCCAACAGTTGCGAAAGTTTAAATGTTCTATACACCGGTTGATCTGGCCAAGTCTTGTATTCAGGCTTGCCACCCCACTCCAAGAACATCATGCCACGCTCATCATCCCAAGCATCAGCATAGTTGTGCGGAAATGCATTACCCATGTAGGTTACATTTCCTTTTGTCTGACGTTTGTGGAAGTGTCCAGAGAACACGTATTCCTGATTAACAAAGTGATCCGGTTGCAGTTCTCCGTGATCAGGCATCTCTACCATGGCATTCATTTTAAAGTATGGCAGTTCAAAGTGACCAAACACGTATCTTGATTTTATATCCTTAACAGTCTTCCATTCTTCTCCCACTAACCACGGAAGTAGTGTAACATCACCTTCTGTGAACAGTTCAGTGATGGGAACAATATTAGGAAACAGTCTCATAAATTCGATACTGTTAATTTCACGTTTGTCTTTATAAAACAAATCGTGATTACCAACCATAAAGTAGGTTTTCTCGAAAGTGTTATTCAGCCTTTCGAGGTTTGAAACTGTATAGTTCATCGTGCTGACATCTGTGGTCGCACGATTGTGGTGCCAGTCTCCTAAAAAGATACAGGTCTCAGCACCAGCGGCTTTTGCTTCTTCGCAAAACCATTTAACAAATTCTTCACAATCTATGTTGTGTGCCCGGCTACCACTCTTCATTCCAAAATGGATGTCTGTGAAGCAGGCTGCTTTCTTAAATAACGGCATTCTTTACTCCTTACTATATTGTAACGGATTGTGTAACAAAAGTCAAGATTTTTTCTTTTCACCACGAGGAACAGTATCGCCATTATCTCTATCAGCATTTTGGCGTGTCCAACTTGGATTCATTCCATTCATTTCCAGTATGTCATCTCGGATGTTTTGATTTCGCTTTTCGATATTGATGATTCTTACGAATGAATTGGTTACTGCTGCCGTATAATAAGCAAATGGGTTCTGTGATTTGGATTCGTCAAACTGTAGTCCAATTTGTGCCAACTGTAGAATGGCCTGACCCTTCATCTCATCGTTGTAGGTATAGCCTCTCACGTTACCACGTGTTGCGTATCTGTCGCACAGTTTCATCCACATCAGTGCAAGTTTATTAGTCGCCTTGCCAATCTTTGGATTAAAGCATCCGTTTTCCATACCGCCTTCCCAATGGCTCTTGCCCACGCAGATTAAGTTGTCCTTTTCGTCAAACTTCCAATGCTGGAATGGAGGAAAGTTAACCTTTACGTGCCTGTCAGCAACAGACTTTTTGGTTTTCTTTCTCGTACTATCCTCGGGAATGTGTTCAAAAGTCATTATGCGGAAGATTAGATCCGTTTTTTCCATCTTGCGATAATCAATTTCGAACTGCTTTGCGGGAATCTTCTTACCAGCAGCCTCAACTGCTGCTTCGTGTGCTTGTTTAGATAACCTTGCAGCACGGTTTCTTTTCGCTTCTGCAATGGTTCTTATGTTAATTTTTTCAAGATTTGGCAGGATAACATCGTATTGATGATATTCAGGGTCAACATAGGAGCAAAATGTGTTTTTACTGCGATGTATTTCTGCCAATAGGTCCTTGTTTGTTAGATATTTAATTTTTTGCATAATTGTGAACGTTCTCCTAATATTTATTATAATAGCACATAATGAAAGAAATAAATAGAGTAAAGATAAGGAAATTTTACCAAAATGGGATTATCGACAAATCCGTTAGGAAATTTAGTTTCAAGAGTGTCCACACAGATAAAGTCTGAATCTGCTGAAAAGAAAATACCAGCAACAGACCCAACTGCGGGGTTAACTCCCTTTAAGGGAACTCTTAAGACTGGAGAAAAATTAAGAAACATTAATGGCAAATCCTTTGTGGTTCCAGCGCCGCAAGGAAACGTTCTTGATAAGGCAAAGTTGGATCAAACGGTTGCGAGAAATTCAGGAGCATTAGGAAGTGGCCTGAATCAATTTAGTGCAGGCGGATTAAAAGAAAATTTTGCGACCGCAATGGGAGAAGCAAATAAGGTCATTAGTGATATTCCGGGCGGAGAAAAGTTATCATCATTAACAGATTCAATTTCCGGTTTGATTCCCGATGGTACTGGATTCAGTGCTGCCGGCGCCGATTTAAGTTCGGCATTATCAAAATTAAGCGGAGGCGATCTTGCAGGTGGAGCCACAGATTTGGCTTCAAGCATAGCCAAGGGTGCAGGAGCACTCAATGACATATTAAGTGTCTATAGAGGACAGAACATTCCTGCTGATGCAGACTTATTTGCAACAACAGGACAATCAGTTAAGGTACAGCCAACTTCAGACAATGATTGGAGAGTAAGAATTGATTGTGAATGGCAATATTTTTCAACAGCACTGTTTGATAAACTAAAAGCCACTGGTGGAGTAGTTTTTCCAATTCAACCACAGGTGACATTTGCAACCAAAGCAAATTACACTCAACTTGATCCTGTGCATAACAACTATCCTTTCCAGGCATACAAAAATTCTCAGGTTGACGAAATTCAAATTAATGGAGAGTTTCCAGTTGAAACAGAACTGGACGCTGCCTATTGGATTGCAGCCACTACTTTTTTCAGAACGGTTACAAAAATGTTCTTTGGTCAAGGAGAGAATGCAGGCAATCCTCCGATAATATGTGGATTACATGGCTACGGAGCAAGTGTCTTTGATAATGTTCCTGTGGTAGTCACAAGTTTCAGCACAACTTTCCCAGACGATGTGAACTACATCAAGTGCAATGCATACGGAACCAGTACCTGGGTGCCAGCATTGAGTAACATTACTGTGAATGTTAAACCCGTTTACAATAGAAGGAATCTTAGACAGTTTAGTCTTAAGGATTATTCTGCAGGTAAACTTCAAACTAATGGAAGGGGTTACATCTAATGGCAACTTACACAAAGTCTTCGCCATACTATACTACGAGTCAAAACAATTCATATCTTGAATTGTTAGATATCAGACCTGTGCCAGCCGAAGCAGATGATTTCTTATATACTATAGAAAACCAGTACAAGCATAGACCGGATCTACTTGCCTATGACGTGTACGGTGATGCCAATCTTTGGTGGGTATTTGTTCAAAGAAACATGGAAGTTCTTAGAGACCCGATATTTGATTTTGTTCCAGGAACTAACATTTATCTACCTAAGGGAAATAATTTAAGAAAATTCTTAGGAGTCTAATATGGCTGCTGAATTCATTGAAAGAAGAATACAGAGCAACGGCCAAACCGTTAACTTTAATATTGATAGAAAGCAACCTTACATTGACACAACAATCAATGGAAAGAAAGCACGTGTTTACGGAACACAAGCGCAGTTGGATGAATATCAAAACAAGAAACCAGACGGAACAAAGAAAAATCCAGTTGGAACACAAACATCTCTTCCGTTAGGAGATGCATTTCTTTCAAGGGCGTTACAAAAACCAAAAGCCAAGGATGATATTAATGACGGAAAATCATCAATAAAGCAGCCAAACAATGTTGCGGGAGGCAATGGACTTAATCTTAAGAGCGTTCTTAGAAACCCCATGGAAAATTTTGCTTCTGTGGCAACACTTTTTACACTTGCTTCTCTAACTCCACAACAGTTTAATAACCCTTCGACCTATCGTTATAACGATAAACTTTTTACCGAAGGAGGATCTTTTTCTCAAGGAACGGTCAATGGTACTGAATTTAAAACCAAGTCGGCAGTAGTTTTTGCGTCAGCGGGTAGATATGATGGGCAAAGGCAATCAACTGCTTATGGTGTTCCTGAATACTATGTAAATTCTTTTGAAATGACTGGATACGTTTCTGCAACAGAAAAGACAGGAGCAACAAATCAGTTTGGTTTTGAGTTTGAAATATACGAACCTTACAGCATGGGAATATTTCTTGAGAGTTTACAAAATGCCGCACTGTTTGCTGGGTATGCTGATTATATTGACTCCCCATTTTTATTAAAGATGGATATCAAGGGATGGTCCGAGACTGGAGAAGTCATAACATCAATTAAGCCTAAGTACTTTGTCATTAAAATTACAGAAGTAAAATATAGTGTGACTGAAAGTGGCAGCGTTTATACCTGTAGTGCTTTTCCTTATAACAACATAGGTTTCCAAGATACTATTGATACTTTATTTTATGACGTCTCAATCGCTCCAAGAAAAAACAAACCAGCAACAGTTGAGGAACTGTTGGCCGATCCAGGAAATCCTAAGAGCCTTGTTAACATTTTAAACAAGAATGAAAAGGAATTGGTCAGTCAAAAAAGATATGCCATACCCGACGAGTATGTTATTGAATTTCCTGAAAAGTCTGCTGACTGGAATCTTAATAAGCAAAAGACAGAAAATAAAAGAGCCACAGTAAATCCTGAAAAGCCTTCAAATAAGGGACCAAGAAATCTTCCTTCCGGTTCTCCAGTTGAAAGAAAATCATTCGGCACCAATCCTATTGGTAAGAGTTCAATGGGTTTTCAAAGTTCCGATGGTGGTAATTTTACTTTTTCTGACGAGGACTACGGATACGATTCAGAATCAGGAACAGTGTTTAGAGAAAGAATGACAATCAACCCTGCAGGAAGAGTATTCAATTTTAAACAGGGACAAAAATTAACTGAAACAATAGTTCAAGTTATTCTTAGTTCAAAGTATGCCAAGGATGCAGTACTGGATCCCAACACTTTAACACCAGAAGGATACATCAAATGGTTTAGAGTTGATGTACAGATAGAATTTTTAAAATACGATTATCTAATTGCTGATTTTGCAAGGCGTTATACTTTTAGAGTTGTACCTTTCTTTGTTCATAGCAGTGTATTTAAAAACCCAACATCACCGGGTCTTGGTTATGCACAACTGGAAAGCAAGATTGTTAAGCAATACGATTACATCTACACAGGACAGAACACAGAAGTACTTGGGTTTGATATCAAAATTAATAATCAATTTTATGCGGGTGTTGGGGCAACGGCAGAGCAATTTTCATCTTCGATGCAATCCAAGGACACTTCTGGTATTGTAGAACAAGGTCCTAAGAAAATAAAAACTCCAGAAGGAACAGCATCCAAGACGCCTCAATTTCTTGGTAAGACCAAACAAAAAAGAGACCCTGCACTTTTAAGTTTTATGAAAAGTGGTGTTGGTTATGAGGATGTGGAACGCAAGGTTGCTGAAGCATTTCACAATGCATTTTTAAGAAGTGGGGACCTTATCGAAATAACCATGGAAATAATGGGAGATACTTACTGGCTGGTTGACAGCGGATTTGGCGGATATTTTGCCAATACAGTAAATCCAACTGATCAGATTACTGAAGACGGAACTGCTAATTACGAAGGTACAGACACATACATTTATATTAATTTTAGGACTCCTATTGATATTGATGATGCCAAGGGAGTTTTCAAATTTAGTTCGAGAGTAAGTCCGTTTAGTGGAATTTATAAAGTTACAAAGGTTATTTCTAAGTTTGACGATGGATCATGGAAACAAGATGTTACGGCATTTAGAATGGCAGGTCAGTCACTTGAATTTGCTGAAAATATTAAAACTGAAAAAACAAGTAATCTTTCTAAACAGTTTGATGGTGAGGAACAACCAAAGGGAACGCTTTATGATGGTCCATCGAATAGATTGATTAATGCAGCCAGGGGAGGCACGTTAGTATAACATGTCAGTAGAAAAAAGAACATCAGTAGCAGCATCTAATAGAATCAACCAACTTGGTTCGGGGATTCAGATTGGAAAAGTTGTCAGTGTTCTTGATCCTACATTCATGGGAAGATTAAAAATCACTCTATTAAAGGGTTCTGGAAACAGAGTAGGAACCGAAGACAAAACGTATGTCGTAAATTATGCTCCGCCTTTCTTTGGACAAACACCTTTTGAAGGACAGGGATATAATAATTACGATTTTAATGACACACAAAAATCATACGGCATGTGGTTTGTTCCGCCTGACATCGGCGTAACAGTATTATGTGCATTTGTCGATGGTGATCCAGGCAGCGGATATTGGTTTGGATGTGTTCCTCCAAGTTTTGCTAATCACATGGTGCCTGCCATAGCAGGATCACAAAATGTTGATTTTGGTGAAGATGTGCAAGGATCAAAGTCTGCTGAAAGAAAAAAGAAATATGACAGCAAGATAGGATTACCAGTAGGTGAAATAAACAAGCGCCATAATGCTAATGTTGGCGAAACCGATGCAGAAAAAATTAAAAAACCAATTCACCCTATAGCGGATAGATTTCTTGAACAAGGAACACTTGAGGATGATATTAGAGGAACAACCACTACCACCGCAAGAAGACAAACACCTAATTCTTCGTTCGGTATAGTTTCTCCAGGTCCTCTTGATTATGCAGAAGGAGCCAAGAGATTACAAGTTGGAGTGCTTGAACACCAGTCACCGACATCAGTACCAATAAGCAGATTAGGCGGAACTCAGTTTGTAATGGATGATGGCGATGATAGATATAGAAGAACTTCACACGCATCAAAAGGACCATATGAGTACGTTGATATTCAGAATGGAATTATTGCAGGAACCGGCGAAAAAACAAACACCAAGGGAGAAGTAGGAATCCCTTACAATGAATATACGAGATTAAGAACAAGAACTGGTCATCAGATATTGATGCACAACTCGGAAGATTTAATTTATATCGCAAATTCTCGAGGAACTGCTTGGATTGAATTATCATCAAACGGAAAGATTGATGTATTTTCATCAGATAGTGTAAGTATTCATACCAAGAATGATTTTAATCTCAAGGCAGATAGAGATGTAAACATAGAAGCCGGAAGAAACATAAACATGAAGGCAACCGCCGAATATATTTCTCCGACCCAATCTCATAGAAGAAATGAGGATGAAGATTATGCTCCTCTAAAAGAAATACAGGACGAAGCAGGCAAGGAAGCCGGAAGAATACAGATTGAAAGTGCATTTAATTTTAATTTGTTAATAGGAGCAAATGGAAAAATTGAAACAAGAACATACACAAATGCAGAGGGTGTTCTTGTTCCGGGCGATCTTGATATTAATGTTATTGGTAATACGAGAATACAACAGGCTATTAACTTGGATGTCAAGACAGGTTCAAGAACATGTTTGACTGCTGGAACCAATACGGAAATCAACAGTGGATCGCAGCACATTGAAACAGCACCAGATGCAATACACATGAACGGTCCAGAAGCAAGAACAGCAGACAATGCTCTGGTAATAACAGATCTAATAATTCACGACAATATTCTAACTGATCAAAATCTTAATTGGTCATCAACAAGATATCAATCAGGAAAAATTAAATCTATAATGAGAAGAATTCCTATGCATGAGCCTTGGGCACAGCATGAAAATCTTTCACCGTCATTACAGAGTCAAATTAATACAGATAGAGAAGAAAGTTAGAATTGGAGGGGTAACATATGGCAAAACTATATAACACAAAAACAGTTGCAAAGGATGTTGCTTCTGTTGGAGACGCAAACGGCGGATCCTTTACTTACAAAGGGTTCAGTTCCAGAGAAAATACAAGAGGATATAAACTTTATGATATAGATCTTGTGAAACAGGACATTATCAATCATTTCTATATTAGAAAGGGTGAAAAATTACACAATCCTAACTTTGGAACGATTATATGGGATATGATCTTTGAACCGTTTACTGAAGAGGTAAAAAAGCTCATATCAAAGGATGTTGAGGACATCATCAACTATGATCCAAGAATTTCTGTTCAGGAAGTGCAGGTAAACAGCACTGATCAGGGCATAAGAATAGAGGCAAACATAGTTTATTTGCCCTTTAACGTTAATGAAAGGATGCAGTTTGATTTTGATAGAACATCGTCAAGTATTAACTAAGCATATAATGATCTATGGTAAATATTGCATAGGATACAGTAAAATATGAGCACAACGTCAAGACAGAATAATCTAATTTTAAACGAGGATTGGAAGAGGATCTATCAAACATTCCAGCAGGCTGATTTCAAATCTTATGATTTTGAAAATTTGCGCAGAGTGATGATCACCTATCTGAGAGAGAATTATCCAGAGGATTTTAACGATTATATTGAAAGTTCTGAATATCTTGCACTGATTGATGCGATGGCATTTCTTGGGCAAAGTTTAGCCTTTAGAATTGACCTTGCTTCAAGAGAAAATTTTATTGAATTAGCAGAAAGAAAGGAAAGCGTTCTTAGAATTGCTAAGATGCTTTCGTACAACGCCAAGAGAAACGTTCCATCAAAGGGTCTATTAAAATTCACATCAGTTAGTACATCTGAAAATATTTTTGATAGCAACGGAAGAAATCTTGCACAGCAGGTAGTTAGATGGAATGATCCTACAAACACCAACTGGGCAGAACAGTTTATTCTGATATTAAATGCCGCTATGAGCAATAATACGGAATATGGTAGAAGCCAAGGAAGCGACACCATCCAAGGAATTCCAACTGAACAATATAGATTTAGAACTGTTACAGATGACGTGCCAATTTTTACATTCAATAAAACTGTCGCAGGAAGAAATATGGCGTTTGAAATTGTAAGTACTGGATTTGCTGAATCAGAAGAAATTTATGAAGAAGCACCAACTCCGGGAAATCAATTAGGGTTTGTATATAGACAGGACGGTAAAGGTCCTGGAAGTAGCAATACTGGTTTTTATTTAATGTTCAAGCAAGGAAGTCTCGAAGTAGCAGATTTTAATATAGACATCCCAACGACAAATGAAGTTCTTTCCATTGATACGGAAAATATTAATAATGACGATGTTTGGTTATTTTCTCTAAATTCTCTTGGAGGCCAACAAAATCAGTGGACCAAGGTTTCGAGCCTTGCTGGTAATAATATTGCCTACAACAGTCTTGTAGGAAATGTTAGAGACATCTATGCAATTGAAACTAAGGAAAATGATACAATAGATTTAATATTTGCTGATGGTGTTTATGGTAATTTGCCTCAGGGAAGTTTTAGAACTTATTACAGAGTCAGTAACGGATTACAGTATGTAATTTCGCCAAACGAAATGAAAGGAATCAACGTAAGCATTGATTATTTCAATAGGGCTGGTGCACAACACACTCTACAGATTGGTCTTGAATTACAGAATACTGTTACAAGTGCTTCTGCTTCAGAAGACATTGATAGTATCAGAGAAAATGCCCCTGCAAATTATTATGTTCAAAACAGAATGATCACAGGAGAAGATTACAATCTTGCTCCTCTTTCTGGTTCACAAAACATTTTAAAGGTAAAAGCAGTTAACAGAACTTCAAGCGGTATTTCAAGAAACTTTGATATAGTTGACGCCAGCGGAAAATACAGTTCAGTAAATGTGTTTGCTGATGACGGATATGTTTACAAAGAAGAAAATGAAAGAAACTTAAATTTTAAATTTTCAAATACTAACGACATTATTAATTTTATTAGAAATAGTGTTGAACCGTTGTTTACTGATAACGACGTCTATAATTTTTATCTAACAAAGTTTGATAAGATTCTATTTACAGAACAAAATACTGTATGGACGGAAGTCACAAGTGATATAAATCAAACAACTGGTTACTTTAATAATGCCATTGATTTTTCATTGTTAAAGGTTGGCAACTATGCTACTAACACATTAAAATATTTAAAGATAGGTGCGAATATTAAATTTGTTCCACCAAGTGGACAGGCATTCAAACAAGGAAAACTTGTTACTGCTGATAGCACTGATCCAGAACAGCGTTCATACATCTGGACAAAGGTAGTTAACGTTGTAGGAGATGGTACTAATGCGGGTAGAGGATCTTTATCATCTGGGTTAGGACCAATAACATTTAATGAAAATATTCCAACAGGAGCAATTGCTTCCAAGATTGTTCCTAAGTTTGTATCTGATCTTAACTCTGCTCTTGAAAGTGAAATGGTAACACAAGTTGCAGGAAATCTTAATTTTGGTCTAAGGTATGATAACATTTCAAGTTCTTGGAAAATAGTTCAAACACAGAACTTGGATTTAACATCTTCCTTTAGTTTAGGTAGAGCAGGAGATACATCAAACGAAAATCTTGATGCTTCATGGATTATGGCATTTGTTAGAAATAATGATCAGTATGTGGTAAGAGTCAGAACTATGGATTACGTTTTTGGCAGCGTACAACAAAATAGATTTTATTTTGACAAGAGTGAAAAAGCATATAACAATCTAACAGGTCAGGTAATAAAGGACCATATAAAAGTATTAAGTATTAATAGTGATACAAATAGTCAAAACTCTCTTGGAAAAGATTATACCTTTGAAATAAGCGATTCGATTGAATTCGAAGACGGATATGAAAGCACCAAAGAAATTAAATTATCATTTAGTGACAATGATGATGATGGTGTTGTTGATGATCCTGAAACCTTTGAAGCAATTGCCGGTGACGATCTTGAATTAAACTTTTTATTCTTTGAAGAAAAACGAGATCAATACGGAACCAAGTATTATGATATAATTGATAATTCTAATAATACAATCTTGGTTTATCAAAAACAATCATTGATAGATATCAATCAATTTGATGACGGACAATTAATTTATTTTTATGATAGTGCTGAAAATAAAGTCAAGAGCGTTAATAGAACAACTAACACTCTTGAACTACAAAGTCAGTACAAGGCAGTTTATGGAAGAAGAAATTTAAAATTCCAGTACATTCATGCAGCAAGTGAGGATAGAAGAATTGATCCAAGTCTAACTAATATTATTGATATGTACATTTTGACAAGATCCTATGATACATCATATAGAAATTATTTGCTTGGTGTTGAAACTAAACCAGATGAACCAACAACTGACGGATTAAGAATTGAATTTGGTAGTAACCTTGGAGAAATCAAATCAATTAGTGATGAAATAGTTTATCATCCAGTAAAATATAAAGTACTGTTTGGATCAGCGGCTACTGAAAAACTTAGAGCACAATTTAAGATAGTCAAGAACCCAGGTAAGACAATTAATGATAATAATCTAAAGGTTAGAATTGTTAATGCAATTAATGATTTCTTTGCTATAGACAATTGGGATTTTGGTGATCGATTTTATCTTAGTGAATTAACCACATACGTGGTAAACAGTGTTTCACCAGATATAACAAACTTTATTATTTTACCAAGACAGACCGATCAAGTTTTTGGTAGTTTATTTGAAATTCAAAGTAAGCCTGACGAAATTTTTGTAAGCGGTGCAACGGTTGATGATATAGAAATTGTAGCAAGTATTACCGCTGCTGAGATTAGAGTTGGTGCAAATTCAGTAGTGAGTAGTACATAATGGCAGATAGAGTATATCCAAAGAGCCAACTTCCAATTAGAAGAACTTCTGACTTTCTTCCGAATGTCTTTAGATCCGACACCAATGATAAGTTCTTATCAGGTGTTGTTGATCCTTTGGTACAACCGGGCGTAGTTGAAAAACTTTCCGGTTATGTTGGTAGAAGGTTTGGTAAGACCTATAAGGGCAACGACATTTATCTTGACAGTGATAACACCCTAAGAAGTAGGTATCAACTTGAGCCCGGCATAACCATTGAAAAGAATGATCAAGTTGAAAAATTTTATGACTACCTTGATTTAAAAAACATGCTTTCATTCTTCGGCAATAGCATCGAGGATGATAGCAAGACAACCAATCAGGAACATTACACATGGAATCCACCTATTGATTGGGATAAGTTTATAAACTATAGAGAATACTTTTGGGTTCCTTCAGGACCTCCATCAGTTGCAGTATATGGACAGGCACAAACAGTAACAAGTACCTACAAGGTTAACACTGGTATTGCGTCGACGTGGGTGTTTACACCAGACGGAGCAACAAACAATCCAGATATTAAATTATACAGAGGACAGACCTACAAGTTCAAGGTTAACAGTCCTAATGAAAGTTTCTATTTAAGAACAAATTATGACACAGGATCACTAAACTATAATCCTTTGATTACATATTTTCCAGGACAACTTGCGGTCTATGATGGCAAGTTGTGGAGAGCAAAGGTAGAAATTTCTCCCGCGGATGGTAGCACAATTGATGTTGATAGCCAAGATTGGGAATTAGTAGATTCTAACGCATCTGTTGATACATTAATATATTCAAGTGGTGTAACAAACAATGGAGTTAGGGTAGGGGAATTAACTTTTGAAGTTCCTCAAGATTCTCCAGATGTGTTATACTATCAGAGTGATATTGATCCTAACAGATTAGGAAGATTTATAATTGCTGATATAGACAGCAATACCTTCCTTGATGTTGAAAATGAAATTATCGGTAAAGAAAATTACAACAGTTCAAATGGTGTAGAATTTAGTAATGGTATGATAGTTGAATTTCTTGGAACGGTCACACCAGCAGTTTATGCAGAAAATAAATGGCTTGTTGAGGGAGTGGGCGACGAGATTAAACTAATCAAATTCTCTGATCTTATTCCACCTACACTGACTGGAGAAACACCAGAAGTGTTATTTGATAACGAAGGATTTGATACACAACCGTTCGATGATGCTACTCAATATCCTGCCGTAAAAGATTATATATTAATAAACAGGGCCAGTGGTGATTCTAATCCTTGGTCAAGATATAATAGATGGTTCCATAGATCAGTTCTTGAATATGCATTTAGATCAAGAGGTGACGACTTTGATGCTACTGAAGCATCAAGAGCCAAGCGACCGATTATAGAATTTAATAAAAATATTCAACTTTTTAATCATGGTCGTAATGCAAAACAAACTGTTGACTATGTTGATGATTATACAACAGATATTTTTTCAACCATTGAAGGTAGTAAGGGTTATAACATTGACGGCGAATTTTTATTTGAAGGAGCAAGAGTTCTTGTTGTTGCTGACACAGACAGTTTAGCAAATAATAAAATCTATACCGTAAAATTTATAACACACAATAACAATAGACAGATAACTTTACAAGAAGCAACTGATTCAGTTTCAGCATTCAATGATTGTGTTCTTGTAAGAAGAGGAACAAGGAATGCTGGAAAAATGTTCCACTTCAATGGAACTTCTTGGGTACGAAGCCAAGAAAAACTAACTATAAACCAATCTCCACTTTTTGAAGCATATGATGAAAATGGAGTTTCGTTATCCGATCCAGAAACTTATCCAGTTAGTTCATTCTTAGGAACAGAAATTTTAAAATATAAAATTGGTAACAGTGTTGCTGACAAAGAACTTGGTTTTAGTTTATCTTATTTGAATATTGATAATGTTGGTGACATACAGTTTGAATGGACTTGGGATAAGGAAACATTTACATATAACTTGGACAATCAAGACCAAACAAAGAATGTTAATACAGCATTTTATTTTGTTAATGGAAACTATGCTAACGGATGGGCAAAACTTGATAACACATACATTCAACCAATAATTGATTCAGTTGTATTAACACAGGACACAAATGAAGTTGTGTTCAACACTATTGACTGGAATAATTTCACTGATAATACAAAAATAATTTTTTATAAAAATGGTGAAAAAGTATTTTCAACTTATACAAGGACAAAAAATACTTTTGTATTTGATGAAACATTTGCAGAGAAAGATGTTATCTCACTAAAAATAGTAGATAGCAATATTGTTCCTGATCAAGGATATTATGAAATACCTATCGGCATTGAGAGAAATCCATTAAACCAAGGACTGGGAGATTTTACATTAGGTCAGGCAGTTGATCATGTTAGAAGTGGTCTTGAATTTATAGATTCGTTTACTGGAGAATTTGTTCCAGGAAATTCAAATTTAAGAGATTTATCTGGTTGGCAATTGCACGCCAAGAGATTTATTAAACATGCCGGCATAGCAGCAGCCAGCGTGGCAGTATTGGTTGATAAACAATCTAATATAATTAAATCCTTACAATATTCTTCCAAGCAATATTCTTCATTTAAGGAAAATTTCCTTAAGAAAGCACTTGAATTAGAGTTTGAAGAATCAATTCCTGATTTTGTTGATAGGATTATTGAGGATTTAACCAAGACAAAAACAATTGATAGTCCGTTCTCTGATTCGGATATGATAGGTACTGGCGCATTTAATGGGGTGGAATACACAGTTGAAGATCCAGGAATTGTTACCTTTACTCTTTCTGAAAAATTCGATCTAAGCACATTAAGCAGAAAGGCAGTTTATGTTTACCTGAATGGTGCACAGTTATTACACGAAAAGGATTATACATTTAATTCTGCATTTGGATTTGTAACCATCACCAGACAGTTAAGCGTGGGTGATAAGATTGAAATTAGAGAATACATTTCTACTGCATTTTCTCATATTCCACCAACTCCAGCAGCCATGGGATTATACAAGAAATATACTCCTATGAAGTTTACGGATGATACCTATCGCCAACCAAGAGAAGTAATTCAAGGTCATGATGGAAGTATCACAGTGTCGTACGAAGACTACAGAGACGATCTTCTGTTAGAACTTGAATATAGAATTTACAATAATATAAAAAATAATTATGATCCACAGGTATTTGATGTTGATGAAATTCTTGGTGGATACTATGGAAATGCAAACTTTACCAAGGATGAATTTGATAACATCATCAATCAACAATTTCTTAGATGGGTAGCAAATACAAATCTTGAATACACAACTAATTCTTACTTCATAGAAAACGAACCATTCACTTATACCTATAGTAATATGACTGATCCTGCGGGAACAGAAAACTTACCAGGTTATTGGAGAGGAGTGTACAAGTACTTCTATGATACTGATAGACCACATCGCTGTCCTTGGGAATGTTTAGGATTTTCAGAAAAACCTACTTGGTGGGAAGAGGAATACGGTCCTGCTCCATACACCAGTGGTAACTTGATACTTTGGGAAGATATTAGAGACGGTATTATCAGACAGGGGCCTCGTGCTGGAAGATATGATAGATATGCTCGAACTTCGATAATGAATCATCTTCCGGTTAACAGCGACGGAGAGTTGGTAAATCCTCTTGATAGTGGATTAGCAAAGAACTTTACTCTTGTTAATAATAGAGGTAGTTTTAAACTTGGAGATATTTCACCCACTGAGTATGCGTGGAGATCAAGTTCGGAAGAACCATATGCAATGATAATTGCATTGTGTTTATTGAAACCTTTTGATTTTATTATTTCTAATTTTGATAGAGCAAAAACAACAAGAAATATTCTTGATCAAATTGTTGATATTGAAACAAAAACATTCATCACTCCGAATGAATTAAAATTACCTGTTGCTGGTACAAATCTTGTTTCAGGATTATCCTTTTATGTAACAGCATATCTAAAATCAAATGGTGTTTCAGTAACACAGGCACAGGATATAATTGATGGATTACAAGTAAGACTAACATCAAGATTAAGTGGATTCGTTGACAAGGAGCAACAAAAATATATACTTGACAGCAAAAATCCAAGTTCTTCAAATTCAAGCATTTTTGTTCCACAGGAAAATTACGATATTATCTTTAATGTAAGTGCACCGATAGGTAGCGTTACATACAGTGGTGTTATAATTGAAAAAACGCAGACTGGTTGGGCATTAAATGGATATGATGATACGTATCCTTACTTTAACTATTACACTGCTGTCAACAATCAAAAAGATCCAGTAATGAGCGTTGGCGGAATCAGTCAGTCGTTCACGGAGTGGCAACCACAAACAAAATATAATAATGGAGCAATCGTTGAATATAGAAACACTTATTATAGAGCAAAACAATCTCTTGAAGGTGTTGACGAATTTGATGGTAACGATTGGGTTAAATTACCTGAACTACCATTAATTGATGCAATAACAGCACAGCGAAGAAGAAATTTTAATAAAACGGTTGTTAGAAAATTAAGTTATGGTGAAACATTACCAACGGTTCAAGCCGTGGTTGATTTCCTATTAGGATATCAGGCTTATTTGATCGACCAAGGAATTATTTTTGAAAATTACGATCCAGAAAATCAAGTCGTACAGGACTTTGTCACAGCCTGCAAGGAATTTATGTTCTGGACCAAACATAACTGGGCAATTGGTTCTTTATTAACAATTTCTCCTGGTGCAGTACAAATTAGAATAGCAGTTCCTGTTGGTGTTGCTGATAATATTCTTGACGGCTTTTATGATTATAATGTTCTTAAAAGTGACGGAACTCCTATACAGGTTAAGAACATCAATGTAAAACGTGATTTCCAAAACGTAACGGTGTCCACGGTTGACACCGATGACGGAATATATTATCTAAAAATTAATTTTGTATTAAAAGAACACGTAACAGTATTCAAAGATAAGACAGTCTTTAATGATATAATTTTTGACAAACCAACTGGGTATCGTCAAGAAAGAATTAAAACACAAGGATTCAGAACCATCGATTGGGATGGCGATTATACATCTCCTGGATTCCTTTTTGATAATGTTAAGATTGAAAGTTGGTCACCGTTCACTGATTACAGACTTGGTGACATCATACAGTACAAGACAAAATACTTTACCAGCAGATACAATCATACAAGCGATAAAGAATTTAATGATGATAATTGGACGATACTTGACTCCAATCCAGAAAAACAACTTATTGCTAACTTTGATTATCGAGTAAATCAAATAGAAGATTATTTTAATGTTGGTTCTCAAGGACTTGGAAAGAGCCAAAGAGATCTTGCCAGACATACAATAGGATATCAGCAGAGACAATATCTACAGTATCTTGCTGAGGATGAAGTGACTCAGTACAAATTGTATCAGGGCTTTATCAGAGAAAAAGGCACTAATAATTCGATTACTAAACTGTTTAATAAGATTAGTAAGTCTGGACAATCAAGTGTATCACTTGAAGAAGAGTGGGCATTTAGAGTTGGACAGTTTGGTGGAATAGATCAAACCAATGTTTATGAAATTAAATTAGATACCGAAGAATTTGTTCTTAATCCTCAGCCTATATTAGTAGTTGATTCCAAACCTAACCAACCACTTGATCGTTATTACAGAGTTAATAAGTCTGATTTTTATTATGCACCAGTTCCTTACACTACTGAAATATTACCAACAACAACTGATCAATTGGTAACAAGAACAGCAGGATATGTTAAGACAGGTCAAACGGCACACGTTGTTAAGAACAAGAGCGATATATTAAACATCAACATTGAAGAGTTTAATGAAAATGATCATGTCTGGATTACTTTCAATAATTTATCGTGGACTGTGTTAAGAGGAAATGTAGTTTATGATCTTCCAGTTGACAACATATCTTCGAAAGGAACAATAGTTACAGTTACCTTTGGTAAAAAACACAATCTTGTTCCGGGCGATATAATCGGTATTACTAACATAGAAGGAATAATAGGTTTCCATGAAATAGTGGAATTAACACAGACTATTGAAGGAACAACACTGAATGAGAATTTATCAATTCAATTTATTGTAGATCCTGCTCCAGAAATATCCTTTGATGCGAGTTCGTTAACTTTTCCTATACTTTTCACAGAAGCAAGGTTTGCAGATTATGATAGTTTACAACCAGAACACGTTGCATTACTAAGAAACAATTCAAAATTGTTTGTCGATAAGAATGCTGACGGGTTATGGGAAGTTGTTCAAAAGAAAAAACAATATCAATCTAAGAAAATAACAAATTATGGCATAACTGATCCTGTCAAGACAGGTTACAAGGTTGAATATGCTTCAAATTATAAACAGGTAATTGCTTCGATTCCAGGAAGTGGATACGTCAATGTCTACATTGAAACAAATCAAGGGTTGTCAGTTAGACAGATTCTTGAGCCACAAAGCGGATTAGAAACCACGGTTAATGGATCGTTTGGTTACGAACTTTCTTTAAGTCCTGATCAAAAATACTTGTTTGTTGGATCTCCACTTGCAAGTGGTGTTACATCAAATTATAAAGGATTGTTTAGTCCTTATGCAACATACGCTCCTGGAGACATCGTTCTTTATGCAGGAAATTTATGGAAATCATTAACAACAAATGTTGGCGATGGAAGCACAATTGATTTAGAAAATAATGATTGGGAATTGACTAAAAATATTTCAGCACTATCATCGGGATCAGAAACAGGTCCTACGCAACAGGGTGCTGTTTCTGTTTATGAATGGAATGCTCAGCAATGGAATTACGTAGAAAGTTTTGTAAGTCCAAGACCAAATGAATCAGAAAAATTTGGATCTAAGATTGTTTGTGGTAAGACAGCAAACGGTTATACACTTGCTATTAGTGCTCCAGGATCAATCAATAACAAAGGAAGGGTCTATCTTTACACACAAAACACAGACGGTGAGTGGGAATTGATAGAAGATGAAAACTACAAAGGAATTTATAATTCTGGTGTTGCATTTACAGGATCAATCAATGACAATGTATTGACAGTTACCGACGTAGCATATGGTAAGATAGTGGAAGGTGCAATACTTGAGGGTTCAGGAATTACTGCCGGAACAAAAGTGGTTTCACAAACACAAGGAATTAAAGGTAGCACAGGAACTTATACAGTTGTTCCTTCATACGATGCCGTGGGATCCAATCCAGCGCCAATCGGAAGCACAGCAATAACAGGAACATATTATTATCCTACGGGTTCAATAGTTTATGTTGATGGTTTTCTTTGGAAAGCAACTGCAAACAATTATAGCGATGGAAGCACGATTAGCATACAGAGTGCTGATTGGTTAAAGGTTGATGAAATAGCAACACAATCATCATTACCACAAAGCATGAGCATAGAGGATGACGGATCAACACTTTCCGCTGGAATATTAAGTGATACACAGATTTCAGAATTAATTAAGGATGGTGATCGATTTGGAATGAGCCTATCAATGAACTATGATGGTTCGGTATTAGTAGTAGGAGCACCATATGCTGATGGTCAATTCTTTACCAACTTTAAAGGACCATGGGATCCTAACTATGAATACGTAGAAGGTGATGTTGTAAAATACCAAGGCGGCTATCATAAGTTAATTAATGCTGGTCCTACAGCAGTCGGCATTGATAGTACAATTAGAAGTTATAACCAAGAACCCGATGCTGGTCTTCCTTGGTCGAATGTTGGCGACAGCAGTGCTGAAGCAACAGGAAAAATCTTTATCTATAGAAAAGACATCAACGGTTTTTACAAATTAGATCAAACTATCACAACTGAAGGTCTTGAATTTATAAGTGACATTGATCCATCTGAAACAATAAGCACAGGAGATCAGTTTGGTTATGACATGGACATTGATTATTCTGGTAATACATTAGTAGTTTCGAGCCCTAAGGCAGATAGGAATTTCCAAAATCAAGGAAGTGCTTACATCTTTAAATATGAAAGCGATAGTTCAGAATTACAATTTAGATTAAAACAAAAAATTGAAAGTTATGACATTTATCCTAATGAGTATTTTGGCCAGAGCGTATGCATAACACCTAATACAGAAAAATTAGTAGTAGGAGCAAACAATAGTCCTTACTCATTACCAACTCGATTTGATTCTTCAACAACAACATTTGATGACGGAGTGACTTCATTCAAGAGTTACGATGGTTTTTCTGGTGCGGTTTATGTGTTTGAAAGAAAAGACGAAACATATTTCTTAGCAGAAAAACTTGATGAGGATCTAAGCCTTAATGAATCATTTGGTTTTAGTCTTGTTTGTGATACAGACACAATAGTTGTAGGATCACCAGATTATATAGAACCTGCCCCCCACGGTCCAGGACTTGCATTTGAAGGATCTAAAGTGGGTAACGTAAGACTGTTCAAAAAACAGTCAGGAATCAATTCATTAGAACTTATCGGTCAGGAAGAGCCTACAGTTGATATTAGAGATCTAAAACGACTAACATTGTATTCTGATTCATCAACAAATAAGATACAGGATATCGAAATAATAGATCCAGCCAAAATGAGAATATTAGCAGCGGCTGAAAGAGAAATAACATTTAAAACATTGTATGATCCTGCTGTTTATTCTGTGGGAAATCCAGATAATCAAATTGTTGATAGCGATACAGCATGGACGACAAAGAACGTTGGAAAACTTTGGTGGAACATTTCCACAGTCAAATGGGTATACTATGAACAGGGAGATACTGCTTATAGAACGGCGAATTGGGGTAAACTTGCAGAAGGTTCCACGATTGAAGTTTCTGAATGGGTTGAAACAAAATTACTTCCAAGCGAATGGGCAGTTCTTGCAGATACCACTGAAGGATTAAAGAATGGCATTTCTGGAACACCACTTTATGATGATTCAGTTTATTCTATAAAAGAATTATTTAATGTTAACACTGGTGAATTAACTGAAACATTATATTACTATTGGGTTAAATCTAAGGTAACCGTTCCGAACATAAGTGGAAGGACAATATCAGCAGCCAACGTTGGAGTATTAATTGCTGATCCTAATTCACTTGGAAATACATTTACAGCATTAATAGCAAAAGACAAATTTTTATTCTACAATTATACATCTTTGGTGAATGAAAATTCTACAATATTAAACTTTGAATTTTATAAAAATTCTCCTATCAGAAATGAAGTTCATAATGAATATCAATTGATCACGGAAGATGTTGCAGACAGTGTACCAACGCCTAAACTTGAAAGAAAGATGATAGACTCTTTGGTTGGTTATGATATACAAGGTAACAGAGTTCCTGATCCTGATTTACCAGAAAAACAAAAGTATGGAATCAAGTTCAGACCAAGACAGAGTATGTTTACCGATAGAAGAGGCATACTAAAAATTATTATTGAAAATGCAAACAAGGTTTTACAGAAACAGCCGTTTGCTAATATAATTAGTTTTGAAAATTTAAATTTAAAAGACGAACAGCCAAGTAACTTATTAAGACTTTACGACACAAGCGTTTCTAATTATATCGATCTTGAAACAGTTGGTACGGTTAGAACTAAGGCTGGCCAGTTATCAGTTAATATCATAGACGATGAAATATCTTCCATAGACGTTGTTGATCCAGGATTCGGATACAAAGTTGCTCCTAATGTAGAATTTGAAGGAGACGGTGAAGGCGCTGTTGCCACAACAACTATAGACAATCAAGGAAGAATTACTTCGGTAACCGTTAACAATCCTGGTAGAAATTACAAAACTGCCATTGCCAAAGTAAGAAGATTTAGTGTTCTTGTTGAAACTGATTCAACTTCTCAAAACTATTGGTCGATATATGCTTGGGATGACATAAGACAAACTTTCTTTAGAAGTGCTTCGCAGGCCTTTGATACAACAAAATATTGGTCATACATAGATTGGTGGAAAGAAGGTTACAGCGAAACAACAAGAATTATTAAGGAAATTCCATCGGTAGCAGAACTTCCTGCCAATGAAGAAAGTATTTCTGTGGGAGATTTGATAAGATTCAAAGAATATGGTTCGGGTGATTGGGCAGTATTCAAGAAAATATCCGATACATCCACAAGCATACTTTCTAATTATGAATTAGTTGGTAGAAAAAATGGAACTATCAAACTTGAAAATACTTTATATGATGTTGGAACAACAGGAATAGGTTATGATAATGTTACTTCCTTTGATACCAATTTCTATGATAGAGAGCCTATCAACGAATTAAGAAATATTTTTACAGCATTAAAACAAGATGTATTTGTCGGAGACTATACAGTTGAATGGAATAAATTATTCTTCAGTTGTGTTAGATATGTATTACACGAACAAGTTTATGTTGATTGGGCATTTAAAACCAGTTTCTTAAATGCTACGCATACTGTTGGAGAGTTGTTACAAACTCCAAACTATAAGAACGATAGTCTTGATCAATATTTGAATTATATTGACGAAGTAAAACCTTACAGAACAACAATTAGAGAGTACGTGAGTAAGTATGATAAGACTGACTATCAATATGCGGGAAGCACAGACTTTGACCTTCCACCTGCATACTTACAATCAAGAGGAAAGATCACAAGAATAACAGAAATAGATCCAGAGATAACAGAATATCCATACAAGTGGTGGTTAGATAATAAGGGATTCTCAGTAACGGAAGTTTTAATATCAAATCCAGGAAGTGGTTATACCAGCGTTCCTCGTGTTGTAATTGAGGGAGATGGTACTGGAGCAAAAGGACAGGCTTATGTTTCAAACGGAACAGTATCAGGTGTAGTAATTACCAACCCAGGATCGGGTTATACAGTAACACCTACAATTGCATTGGTTGGTGGTAATGGAAGTTCCACAGATAAAGCAAAAGCAGTTGCGGTGCTTGGCGATACAAAAGCGAGAGTGTTTAATCTTGCTATGAAGTTTGATAGAATTACCAAAGAAGGATTGTATTCATTCACAGACTTTGAACAAACATTTACGGCAACTGGCACAACTTCTGTCTTCGAATTAAAATATGCTCCAACAAGAGACAAGTCTAAGATACAAATTATTAAAAATGGAGAAATTGTTCTTAATAGCGAATACTCCATAACAATCTACAGATCAAATGACGACGAGTTTAAGATTCTTAAAGGAAAAGTTGTGTTCAATGAAACACCAACTGCCGGTGATATAATAGAAATAGAATACGAGAAGAATGATGAACTTCTTGATGCAGTTAATAGAATCAATAAACTTTATAACCCTGTATCTGGAATGAAAGGAAATGACCTTGATCAGTTAATGACTGGTATTGACTTTGGTGGTGTTCAAGTCCAAGGAACAACATTTGATGTAACTGGTGGTTGGGACGCACTTCCTTGGTTTACTGACAGTTGGGATAGTGTCGAAGCAGCAAGTGATTATTATCATGTTTGTGATGGTAGCACAGAATATGTTGAACTACCTTATGTTCCTACAGAAGGGCAAAGAATTAATATCTATCTAAAGCGTGCTGGAGAAGAAGTTTTACCAACTATAGATAATTTACAGTATGGTCCTGGAGTAAAATCTCCACCAATTAGAAGAATTGATTCTCCGTACTTCCTTGACGGAAATGATTCTTCCACTGGTCCTAATCCAAATGCAGAAATGCCAACATTTGTTGGAGATGGTTCAACAAAAACTGTTGAGATAGGAATATACATTACAACTAATGATGGTGATATATTAATTTTCCGTCCTGAAACCAGTGATGGTTCAGTTACAATTACTGATGATAATCTTGTTGATACAAATATCTCAGGTGGTAGTTTAAGTATAATGGAAGGAGCCTACGCAACAGCAACAGGAAAAACCGCAGAAGAAATTAATTTAGAAGGCGGTAGATTCATAGGACCTGAACAGGTTCCAGCAACAGAGGAAAATATTCCAGGACAGGTTCTTGATAGTTTAAGTATCAAAGTATACACGGCTAAACAGGACGGAGTCGCTCCATTAAGTTCGAGAGTTGCAATATCAGATGGTTCAACAACAGTTTATGATATAGGTCAAACAATAACTGAAAATAAATCAGTCATAGTTTATATTGATGGATTAAAAACATCAGCATACACAGTTAATGTTCAAGACAATACAGTTGAATTTGCAAGTGCACCTGCATCAAACTCTAAGATTGAGATTTTAAGTATAGGTATTGGTGGTGTTACAATTCTTGATTATCAAGAATTTAAAGCAGACGGTGATACAGGATTATTCTTAACAAATGCAAATTATGATGATACTGCAAATATTTTTGTATCAGTTAATGGTATTCAGGCAGATGTTGGTTATATTAACAGCAGTGATGTGTTGGATACTCCTAACAGAACTTTAGTACAGTTTGGAGAAAAACCATCATTCAATTCTGTAATTAAAATTGTGGTACTTGGTTCTTCAACTGATGTTGATAGTTCATCATTACCTCTTGTTCGAGTTAATCAACAAACAATAATCCATGATGGTAGTACAAGAAACTATGATCTTGATAATTTTGTTTCCTTAGAAAGAGCAAGTGCAAAATCAAGCATGATTGTTGAAGTCAATGATGTTAAACTAAAAGGAGTTGATACTACATATTTCGAATATGATGGTGTGACAAATAATTTTACACTTGGACAGGATCCTTTAGAAGCGGCGGGTGCTATTCTTTCAAGAAATCTTCGAGTGTTTATTAATAATGAATTAAAAACATTCGTTCAGGATTATGTTTATAATGGTTCTACCAAGGTGCTTACTTTAACAGCAGGTGTAGCACAGATAGGTGACATCATTAAGATTGAAAACGATCTAAGATCCGAGTATAACATTGTTGGTGGAAATCTTGTTATCGGTAGTGGTGTTACACTTAATCCAGGTGATGAAATAAATGTAACTTGGTTTAGTGAATATCCTTCCATGGATGTTTATTCTGATAGAACCATTGGCGGCAAAGTTTATTTTGAATTGCCATTTAAACCAATATCTGCAAGTTATGTTTGGGTTTACAAAAATGGAGTTAAATTAATTCAGGATGTTGATTATCAAGTTAAGGTAGATAGAGGAATTATGTACCTAACAGATCCTACAACAACAAGTGATGTTATAACAATTACTATTTTCGGTACATCTGTTTTTAGAAATCCAAGTGCTTATGAAATTAACAAGGATATGTTAAACATTTATAGATTTAATAGATATTCCAAGGATGCTAATTTAACTCTTGCCAAGAATCTAAATTATTACGATCTTACAATTGAAGTAACTGACGGAAGCATGCTTTCCGAACCAATTAGACAGAAAAATATACCTGGAGTAATCTTAATTAATAATGAAAGAATTGAGTATTTGCAAAAAGATGGAAATATACTATCTCAACTCAGAAGAGGAAGCCAAGGTACTTCAATCAAGGAACTGCATTCAGTAGGATCATACTTGATTGATGTTAGCCAATCAGAATATATTCCATACCAGGAAGAAAATGAAAGAATGGATTTCGTTAGTGATGGAAGTTCACTATTGATTGGTCCTTTGGGTTACGTTCCAGCACAAAGTACAGATGCAAATTGGTATGCTGGTACAATACCACAAGGATATGGAAGATGCGATACTGTGGAAGTATTCGCAGCAGGAAGACGTTTGAGAAAGGTTTCTTTAACAGTTTTTGATGAAACACTTGGCGCAGTTAGTCCAGATGCTGATAGACAGATTGAAGCAGAATTTTCAGTTGATGGAACGAGCCAAAACATCAGATTAACCGAAACTTTACCAGCGGGAACACGTATTACGGTAATTAAAAAGGTAGGAAAAACATGGTATGATAGGGGCGAAACTACAGCATCTACAGGTGTTACATTGCTTGAAAATACAACACCAATAAGTAAATTCATTGCTGCAAAGTCAACCAGATTACCTGAATAAATACACTATGAATAACAAAGAGAAAGATATGCCAGTGAACAATAATACTACAAACGAATCCAAGAAACCTGTGGTAAATGAGCAGGGCGGATTCCATTTTGAAGGACACATAAAGATTTTTGACCCTGAAACTGGAGAAGTTTTTCAGGATAAACGCAATGCAATTCACTATGAAAATATGAGCGTTGCAATGGTAAACAGTTTATCAAACCAAGGTTTGGGAACAATTTATCAAATGGTATTTGGCTCCGGCGGAACTACTGTAGATCCTACAGGATTAATTACATATCTTACTCCGAACACCGTCGGAATCAATTCAAGTTTATACAATCAAACATACGCAAAGATTATTGATCAAAATGCAACTGGCAATAACGATCCTGTTAGAAACAAAATGGAAATTAGGCACATCAGTGGAGCAACATACAGTGATATAGTAATTTCATGTTTGCTTGATTATGGAGAGCCACAGGATCAGGAAGCATTTGATAACAGCGTTAACATGGATGGAAACTTTGTCTTTGATGAACTTGGATTAAAATCATATAGTTCAACAGGAGATGGAAAACTTTTAACACACGTGGTATTCCATCCGGTGCAGAAATCACTAAACAGATTATTACAGATTGATTATACAATTAGAGTTCAAAGTTTAACAGGTTTTAACGAGGGGTAATAGATGCCATATATTGTAAATTTTACAGATAGCGAAAACAAATCACCTATTACCGTTTTCGATAACACATCAAACCAAGATACGAGTTTGACGTTTCCAGGAAGAAACGTAGTTGGATATGGACAGATTATTGCTGAAAACTTTCTTTCTCTATTAGAAAACTTTGCAAGTCCGAATGCACCAGTCAATCCAACAGAAGGACAACTTTGGTATGATACGACTAATAACGTTCTTCAGTTATGGGACAACACTAACTGGAAGGCAGCATCAAACATTCAAAAATCACCAACTGAGCCAAGTGTTGAAAATTCCAAGATAGGAGAACTTTGGGTTGATACTACCAATCAACAATTAAGAATCTTTACAGGAACAAGATGGTTGCTTGTTGGACCAAGTGAGAGTGCAATTGATGGTAAGAGATACGGTCCAGCAGTTGAAAGAATTACAGACAGCGATAACAACAATAAAAATGTTTTAATTTTTTACATTGCAGATACTCCTGTTATTATTATTTCAAAAGATACATTTACACCGAAGATTGACATTACTGGTTTTGATATTATTAGAGCAGGACTTAATGTTGCGATTCCAGCCAACTCAGATGAAGAATTAGAATTTGCTTCAATCTTCCTTGGCGGGGAATTACCTAAGATGCTTGGTACCGCTGCAAATGCTGACGCATTAAACGTTGGTGGTGTTGAAGTTAGTGCAGGAAAATTTTTAAGAAGTGATACGATTAATACAACTGAATTTGGAATTAACGTTAGAAACAATGCAGGTATCACTGTAGGTATTGACGGTAACTTCAATATTATTACAAGTAGCACGGCTGCAAAACTTTATAACTCGGCAGCAGGTAGTGCTCTTGATTTACAAATTAATAGAAACGGTGTTCCAAGCACAATCCTAAGAGTTCTTGACAATAAGGTTGGTATTAACAAAACAACACCAGAAGAAGCACTTGACGTTGATGGTAATTTTGCGCTTTCAGGTAATTTGTTAATTAACAACACTGATGAAGCAACAAATTTAAGTACGGGTTCTGCTGTATTCAAGGGCGGTATTTCCGTAACAAAAAATATTAGAATCGGAACAACGCTAAATGTTGAAGGAACCGTAACTACTACAAATATTACCCCAGCAGGTAACGAATTATATGATCTTGGATCCACGTCAAGAAAATGGAATAACTTCTTTGCTAAAAAAATTATAGCAGATGAAATTGTTGGAACAATTAACGGTAGTATTACTGGTAATGCTAACACGGCAACAAACCTTAAAACAGTTTCGACTTTCCAGTTACAGGGAGATGTAGTTTCTAACTCTGTTAGATTTGATGGACAGGTTGATGGATCAACCAAATTATTTTCAACACAATTAACTGCAAACATCATTAAGGATAAACCAGCACCATCGCCAAATAGATCAAAACTTGACGATTTTGTTTTAACATACAGGGCGTCGGCTGAAACTGGTGGATCCAGCGGATTATTAAAACAGACCCGAGATACGTTTGTCGGAGACCTTGGTATTCCTATAGGAGCAATTTTACCTTATTCAGGAACCACTGCTCCATATGGTTTCCTATTGTGTGATGGTGGTGAAGTTGAGATAGCAAAATTTCCTTTACTATATGATGTGATTGGAACGAACTACAATGGAACAGCAACACTTAATGGAACGGGAACATTTAGGGTTCCGGACTTGAGAGGTAGATTTCCTCTTGGTAAACACAACATGGATAACAACATTGACGTTCCTACAGCAGCAGGTGGATTTACAGATAACGGAGGTGGTAACCCATCACCGGCAAGGGTTGAAGGTACTGAAGCAACAACACTCGCAGCATCCAGTGGTTCAAGCACAACAAGCCTAACTCTTGGAAACGTTCCTGAACACTCTCATAACATGCAGAATGAAGGCGAACAATTTTATGCTGTTAGGGTAACAACAGATCCTGCAGAAGGAATACAGATTTCAAACAATGGACCAACAGCCGCTGGTGAGGCAGTTTATCTCCCAGATTCCGGACCTGTTAAAAAGCCAAGCGTAGATTTTACATTGGGTGCACCTTTTGGTATCATGAACCCATTCTTAACATTAAATTATATTATTAGATCTGGACCACCAGCATTTACAACAGTAGGATCATAAGATGGCATATCAGATAAACAAAACAGATGGAACAGTAGTAGCAACGGTCGCTGACGGTCAGGTTGATAATATTTCAACTGATATTACTCTTATAGGTAAAAACTATAGTGGGTTTGGCGAAGCACTTAACGAAAATTTTGTAAAACTACTTGAAAATTTTTCAAGCACCAGCCGTCCTGAACATCCTATCAAAGGCCAGATATGGTTTGATGCTACTGAAAACAAATTAAAAGTATACAGCGGAACGGCTTTTGTTCCTGTTAGTTCAGCAACCATATCAAGCACACAGCCAAGCACACTTGGTGTTGGCGATCTTTGGTTTAATGATGTTGCCAAGCAGTTATATTTCTTCGATGGAACAAATACTATTCTACTTGGACCTGCTTATTCAGAATCACAGTCATTGAGTGGTTTAAGAGTATCAAGCATACTTGATACATTGAACCAAACACGTGTTATCACGAGTTTATACAACAATGGAATACTGTTAGGAATATTTGCAAAAGATTCATTTACTCCTAAGAATGCTATTGAAGGATTCAGTGGGGATATCATTCCAGGATTTAATCAGGGAACTCTATCAGGATTAAAATTTAACGTAACAACAACCAATTCAGAAAAACTTGGTAACGTAACGGCAATTACATATGCAAGAAAAGACACATCAAACTCATTCGAAGGACAGATAAGAGTTAATTCGGATCTTGGTATAGTATTTGGTGCGGGTGACCAAGGAAACTTCACTGTTGATGGTGCTGGTAACGTAACATTTTCAAACTCTGCTTCCGATAAGAAACTTACACTTAACGTGAGAAAGGGTATTGCACAGGAAGATGCAATAATTATTAATTCAGATTCAAGAAGAGTTGATGTTTATCCAGGATACAGCGATAGTGAATTAACAGTTGGTGGTGATGTTACAGTGGAAGGTGTCGTAACCATCAAGGGCAATCTTGTTATTAACGACGGCGATGTATTGGTTCAGAGAGAAACTTCACTTGAAATTGAAAACAAATATTTAATAATGGCCCAACAGGGAGATAGTGCTTCCAACAAAGATGAACTTGCTGACGGTGGTGGTATAATTCTAAAGGGTGCAACGGATCACGTGCTTTTATGGAGCCAGAATGGCTTCCCCGCTTCACCAGAATATCCGGCACTTGCCGCAGGAGCATGGACCAGTTCGGAACACGTTAACCTTGCTTCAGGCAAAGCATTCAAGATTAACGGAGTAACCGTTCTTGACGGAACATCATTGGGTACGGGAATTACGAGCATTCCGGGTGTTACGTCCTTTGGTACGCAGAACGTTATCAACATTGGACCAGGAGCACCACCGGTTGCTGAGATGAGATTGCAAAATCATAGAATTTCCACTCTAAGCAGTAACTATGACATAGAATTAGAACCAAACGGAACTGGAAATATCTCATTAATAGGATCACCCAAGATAACTGGCATGGCAGATCCTACATCCGCACAGGATGCTGCTACCAAGGAATACGTTGATGATGTCGCTGAATCAAGAAGCCTTGCATTTTCAATGGACTTAACTGACGGTAAACCAAACAGTTACATTGCGGGAACGGTTCTTGCTGCATTGGCACCCGTTGCTGAATATAGAAATGGTACCATTGCAAGAATTTTATGTACGCAGTTGTCAAACTCAACTACGAGTCTTGACATTGATCCTCTGTTAAGTCAGAGTACGGCAGAATTTAACACTCCATCGGGAACAGCATATGCGGTAACTGATGTTGCGTCAGCGGTTGCAACCGTTAGCGCACCAAGCATTACAACAACAAGAATTATCAAGACATTCCAGTTACTTGCTGGTGCTTGGACATATGTATCAGAAACGGTGTTACCATAAGGAGTAAGGAGCGATAATAGATGGCATACGTAATTAACAAGAGCGATGGAACAGCACTTTTAACATTAGAAGATGCTACCGTGGATAATTCAACAAGCATCACGCTTGTTGGAAGAAATTATATTGGCTACGGTGAAGCACAGAACGAAAACTTCTTATTCCTTCTTGAAAATTTTGCCAACACCTCCGCTCCAGCCAGACCAATAGCGGGGCAGTTATGGTTTGACACCACAAACAGAACCGTAAATGTTTATGATGGAGACAAATGGGTTGAAGCAGGTGCTGCTGCACTTTCAGCAACTCCACCACCGGCACCACCACTTGGTGCTTTTTGGTTAAAAACACCCTATAACACACTGCACGTTTGGAACGGAACTGATTGGGGACTGATAGGTCCTGAGGTAGCAGAAGGATTTGGTCTAACAAGGGCAAGAAGCACAACACTGCTGGATGACGTCAACACCCAACATCCGGTGATCATACTCACGGTGAATGGAACGGAGATTGGTATAATTTCCAATACTGCGTTTACCATAAACAGTTCCAATGCAATTTCTGGTTTTGGCACCTTGCAGGCCGGCCTAACAATGAGCACCGCACACACGTTTGCGGGAGAATTGTCTGGAAACGCCACAACAGCAACAAGATTAAAAAATGTAAGATTAATAAATGGCATATCCTTTAACGGAACGCAGGACATCACGATCAAATCATCGACCACGAATAAGTTGGAATCCGGAGATCACATAATTGGATCTGATTTTGATGGTGGAACTGCTGTAAGATGGGACATTGATGCAACTTCCAACAACACAGTTGGAAAGATAGTGGCAAGAGACAGTGCTGGAGATTTTAGTGCTGGCACCATCACTGCTGATCTAATTGGCGATGTGACTGGAAACGTAACGGCAAGTTCGGGCATCAGCACATTTGATGAAGTACAAGCAACAAGATTCATAGGACAATCGTTGAGCGGTAATGCCGCAACGGCAACAAAATTGAGAAACACCGTCAACATCAACGGAGTGCAGTTTGATGGCAGCGTTGACATAACAGTTCCTGCTTCGGCAAGAACTCTAACGGACACGCACCTTGCAAACGCAGTGGTTACGTCAAATTTATCCACGGTTGGAACGCTTACGAGTTTGGCAGTAACGGGCAACGTTGTTGTTAACAGCAATCTCACAATTTCATCCGCGGGCGGAACACAATCAGAATTGTCCGCAACAAGGAATTTAATAATCACGGCCGATGATGGATCGGACACAACACAATTAAAGGTCATTGCTCCGGACGTTTCAGTTCTTGATGGCACTGGACCCAACGGTGCATTGGTTCCCGTAACAACGGGTGACGTGGATCTTGGTAAGACAACCAACAAGTTTGATAATGTTCATGCTAACACGTTCATTGGTGATTTAACTGGAAACGCAGATACTGCCACGCTGGCAACAACCGCTACAAATATCGCGGGCGGAGCCGCAGGCTCTTTTGCTTACCAGACTGCGTCTGGCGCAACTTCGTTGCTTCCAGCGGGAACGGCAGGACAGGTCCTACACACATCAGGCACGGGCGGTGCACCTTATTGGGATGCTCCTTCGTTGCAGGCACACGAAATAGGAAACTATCTCGTTGGTAGTGATTATGATGGGTTGGGAGCAACAAGATGGGATGTTGATGCAACATCGGCTAACACGGCTGACAAGGTTGTTGCAAGAGATAGTTCAGGAAACTTTGCGGCAGGAACAATCACTGCTAATTTAACCGGAAACGTAACTGGTAATACCAACGGAACTCACACTGGTGCAGTTGTTGGTAATGTTACAGGTAATGTAGTTGGAGATTTGACCGGAACAGCAACAAACGCAACAAATGCTGTATACAGTACAACAAGATCTGCAGGAACAAGCGATACAACAATTGCAACAACAGAGTTTGTAACTAATGCTATTGCAAATTCAAGACCAAGAACAATGACAGTGTCTGGTCCAGTTCCTAATACTTCAAGTCCGGATACTCAGTATATTGATTTAATACAGGCTTATCTACCTGCGAACACAGTTTCCAGTGGAGCAGAATTTACGTTAGTTGTTCAAGCATTATCAGCAACATCATCTTCTTCATTTAGTGCAGCAAGATGGATTTTAGCATACAGATGGGCAACGGCATCGGTAACTACAAGTACAAATTTATTATTATCAAGCAGTGCTTACAAGTTAATTTACAGATCCAATGGATCAACTTGGTCATATAACAGATATGGTGGTGCTGTGTAATGATAAAGGTATCTTTGATACCTAATTATATAAACAATGTTGACCAAATAATTGGGTTGGCAGAAAAATACCAGGACAAATTTTTTGTTCGGGCGCCAGGGGAAGAGTTTAATTTTGTAACTGCCTATGGTGATAGTAGTTTAAAGAGCATGTTTCGTTGGAACATGCCAGAGGATTTGAAGGAATTGATTTACGAATCACTTCCTGAGGAAGATAGATCCTGCGATGGTTTCTGCATAAACAGATACGATCCAGGAGACTACTTGAAGAAGCACAGAGATAGTGCTGGAGGGTATTGGAAATTTAAACTGATATTCCTTAGAGCAGATGCTCCGCACTTTAAGTGGTATGATGAGGATGGAGAAGGATATTTGGTGGATGAAGAACCCGGAATGCACATTGACATGCCAGTTAATCTTCCACACGAAGTAACACAAATAGGAGAAAACGAAAGACCTAAATATAGTCTTGCGTTAAGTTGGGGTAGAATAAAATGACAAAAATGTTATTAGTTTTTAATACTGATGGAAGCAGTGTAATTTCTGCTCAGGAATATGATGCTGAATTTGAAGCAGGATTAATTTCTGGAAATGTTAAACACAAGGTGTTAGAATACGACAACCAGAATGAATATTACTGGGGTAATTACGACACGGGTTCTATTAGATCCCTAAATGATTATCCTATCATGGAAGAGTTAGCACTTGATGAACTCGTTAACAAGACGATACTTAACAAGTATTCAATTCACAAGCAGTTAAACATCATTTCCGAGTGCATGGAGCAAGCAGGAATACCTTTAACAGAAGATTTTCAGGCTATGAGGGCGTTTATTAAGGAAAAAACTACTAACCACAGTAGTGCTATTCAAACCTATAAAAACAACCCCGATACGTACAGTTTTGTGCCAAAACCTGAGACACCTGCAGAGGACTAATTTTGGTAAATATAACAGTAATATAGGAAAAAATACATGGCATACCAAGTAGACAAATTTAATGGAACATTTTTAACGTCAGTTGAAGACGGTACTATCGATACAACTACGGATTTAAGATTCGTAGGTAAAAATTATGCTGGGTATGGCGAAGTACAGAACGAGAATTTCCTGCACTTATTAGAAAATTTTTCCAATACATCTGCTCCACCAAAGGTTATTGAAGGGCAGATTTGGTACGATAGTGGAAATAAGAAACTAAAATTTTATGACGGAACCAAGTTCAAGTCAGCAAGTGGAGCAGAAACAAGTCCTTCTGCACCAAGCGGATTGGGTACTGGTGATTTTTGGTGGGACACCGCCGCTAAACAATTATATGCCTGGGACGGTGCAGCATTTGTCCTGATTGGTCCTGAAGCATCTCCGGATCTTGGAGCCAGCGGTGTAACAGCACAGGTTGTTAAGGACACCGGTAATACCAATCATTCAATCTTAAAAGTACAGGCAGGCGGTAAAACTGTAGCCATTATTTCACAAACAGCATTCACACTAAATTCTTCGGTCAATCCTATTGATGATTTTACTTTAATCAAGAAAGGAATAACGTTAGCCAAGACGGATTCAAATGGTATTAGTGCTGACGATTACGTTTACTGGGGAACATCTTCCAATTCATTAAAACTTGGTGGAGTTGCCGCAGATCAATTCTTGCAAAAAGGCAGTATCACATTTACTTCAACAATTGGGTTTGAAGATGCTGGTTACACAGTTGGTGATCAGAATGATTTAAGAGTTAGAGTAGAGAATGATGATGAAATAATCATAGAATCAGTGCTTGGTAATGATATCAAGATGATTGTAACAGACTCTGGTGTAACAAGAAAAAATATTGCAAACTTTTCTGTAACTGGTATTATTCCAGGTGATAACAATTCATATGATCTTGGATCAACAACCAAGAAATGGGCCGAGGCATATGCAACCACATTCATTGGTGACCTAACAGGTGATGTGACAGGAAACACAACAGGATCTCACACTGGTAATTTATTAGCAACAGACACTACCGTGATGATCAATGCAACTTCAAAAGAAATTGGTTATGCAGGAGCAACACTAAAAGGAACACTAATTGGTAACGTAAGTGGTAACGTAACAGGAACTGCATCAAATGCGAGTACACTTGGTAACGTTTCACCATCAACTGCATTGCCGGCAACCGTTGACAAAACATCTGTTCCTGTAAGAGATGCATCAGGTAATATTGCAGCGACTCAATTTGTGGGAATTACTGACAAGGCTGACAGATTAAAAATTGATGACTCAGCAACAGATACTGATCCAAATTATAAATCTGCAAAAACAACTGCAACTCCAAGCACGATTGCAGCAAGAACTGCTGCCGGAGACATTTACGCTAATCTTTTCCAAGGAACAGCAACCGCAGCAAGATATGCAGACCTTGCAGAAAAGTATTTGACAGATAAGAATTATGACTATGGAACAGTAGTTAAGGTAGGTGGTTCCACAGAAGTTACCGCGGCAGGCGAAGGCGACAGAGCGATAGGTGTTATATCACAATCTCCAGCATTCATGATGAACTCACACTTGGCTGGAGGTCAATTTGTTGCATTGAAAGGAAGAGTTCCAGTTAAAGTAACTGGTGCTGTTAACAAGGGCGATAGGCTCGTAGCAGCAGCGGACGGAACTGCAAAATCATCGAATTCATCGCCTGATGTATTTGCTATAGCATTGGCATCAAGCGACCAAGCAGAAGTAAAATACATTGAAGCGGTAATTCTATAATGGCAGATGTTAAAGCCTCAGATCTAAATGCAATAAGAACAAAGATATCCAAGGTCCTTGGAACGGGCGTTGGTTCGTATGGTTATGGTCAAACCATATACAGTTCTGATGTTTCCTCAGGAGAAAAAATTCTTAAATCGCATTGGGATGCCGTAAGGTATGATATTTTTAATTCCATTGCACATCAATCAGGTAGTACCGGTTCAAGTATCGCGATGATAACAGCCAATCAAGTTATTACTGATGATGCAGGAGATCCCTATCAAAATTGGAACTATTGGGC